ACAGCTTGCTGAATCCAGCCCGTTTTTAACAAATTCATGTCCGGACAGATAGGATATGTTTGCCCATACTAATCCAGCATCAACCCATTTTTTTTCAATACCTCCCAGACTATCCTTGCTGATTTCCGGACGCTGCAACAACACCCGTTTACTAAGCTTTCCTGCTGCTATACTCATGAATCCCCCCACATAATCTGATACGGCTGCAATAGATACGCCCAACCAAAGGGTAACCATGTCAAATTCAAAGCCGAAACCGCCTCACGGTTTTTATACCAGTGGGCGGTTAGCAACAACATTGCCATATCAACTGCGCGGTTGTACAACATGCCGGTTGGGTCTGTATCTGGCACTTCATTTTCGTACCAGTTGCGTCCGGTGAACTGTTTTACTGCGTCCTGCGCCGCTGCTAGATAAATTCTAAGCAAGTCATCTTCGCTATCGTCATCAATCCGGCAATTATTACGAATATCTTCAATGCTGATCATAATCGCCCTCAGCCGCCCCTTGAGGGGCGGAATAGCTGGTTATTTTGTTTTACTACCCTCTGCTTTTTGAGCTGGTTCTTTGGGCTCAGCACTCACACCCTGCAAGGTACCTGTCACAAATGCATCTTTCCGGTAAATAGCCAGTGCCAGCCGCTCCTCACACAATATGGTTACCATATTGCGAACAAAATCATCCTCGTTATTAAAGGCGATATTAATACTCATATCCCACCGGTCGAAGATTTGTGCCCCCATTTTGAAAGCACCAGTCAGAAACTCACCATGTTTCATAGATGGCGTGGCAACAACCGGCTGCCCCCATAATGTCGGGATTGCCTGCCCCTGCGGATTACCGATAACATAGCGGCCAATGTCATCCTTAGCCATTTCAATTTCTGCCCATTGCACTGGATTAAGTACATGGCCGGTAGCACTGTAGCCAGACAATACCACCTGCAACATGGCCAGACGTAACTGGTCAATAATGGTATAAGTCTTGATGTTACTTTCATTTTCAAATTTTGTAGCGTTAGGTATCAGGCCAGTTATCTGCTCGCCATTACCGGTGCCATTTAAGAGCTGCTGCTCTTCCTTGAGTTTCAGGCCGTACCGTAGGCGGCCGTCAATCATAGACTGCAAACCGGAAGCGTCACTTAATATCTGTCTGGTTGCTTTAAGCCAGTGGGCAATCGTTACAACCGCCACCGTTTCCTGCGTAAAGCCTAAATTTGATTCTGGCTTATACTGTCCCTCAGGCGTCACATCAGCGCTATTTACAAAAGTATTTTCTCTGGGTACGATTATCATGTTGCTATCGGTATTGCCCAGCGTAAGCAAATCACGCACCATTAATCTCTGCTCCGGCAAAGGCACCAAACCAGTAACATGCGGTTGCACTAACGCACCCGCGCTGAAACCCACACTGTCCGAACTACCCAAATCTTTAGTATTAATAGGAATGCGCAGCCTGTCTCCTTGTGATATGTTGGCACAGCCTTTAAATTGTTCAGACTTAACCACCATACTCCCCAAAGTCTTTGCACCTTCAGGGGTGACAGGATTGCGCGCTTGCGCCTGTTCCATATCATGCACTTGCGACTTCAGGCCGTTAACTTCGGTCAGCAGTTTGTCAACATCGTTTTTAAGTTCTTCGGTAACTTTGTCACCTTTCGCAAGCTTGCCTTTAAGCTCCTCGCCAATTCCCTTGACTTCGTCAACTGCCTTATTAACCGCTTCCTGCTTTTCTTTCAGCATTTTAGCCAGTTCAACTGCTTTGGTTTCATTTACATCAGGCATTTAGTTAGCTCCTAAAATTCGTATAACTTCGTCTATTTCAGACACGTGGTTGGTTGGTGTTGCCTTTTGTGACAACGAAAAAAAACCGCTGTCGTGAATGACAGCGGCCTGTTTTGCATTAAATCCGTTTTGCATTAACAACGCTTTGAACCGTTCGGATGAGGGTAAGCCATAATCATGCTTGACATAGTCCACCCTGGCTTCCGGATTAGCTGGAAAAATAACAACGGATATTTCATATAGTTTTACTTCTATCAATTTGTTGATATCTGCTTCCCGGTCGTATTCCTGCCGTATGATGCTATAACCAATAGACAGGCCATCAATCGCCTTGGCCTGCAATAATGCATGCATTTCCCGCGCTTTTTCTATCTGGTCGATTAGCAATTTACCCTCAACATACAGCCCTCGTTCATCTTCAACCAGTTTGGTATAGCAGCCAATAGGCGTATTCCAGTCATGATTGAATAACACTGGCGGCATTCGGTCGCGGGCTTTCCATTCCGCCAGCGACTTTGCGAACGCCCCCGGCACTACTACATCGCCATAAGAATCTATATTGCCATTTATCGAACCATAACCTGAAAAAAAACCGTCTTCTTTGACGGATTTAATTTCAAGCGGCATATCAAGACGTTTTGTCTGCATTATTCCTGCCTCTTTAATGTTTCATTTGCTGCATGATTCAACGTACCCATATTAAGCTGTATAGTTAATTCATCACCACCATCAACCGCCGGCAAATCTTCAAGATCGCGAACATAATTACGTGAATAAATTCCGTTTTGCACCATTGATGTATAAAAGCTAGCGCGACTAGCCGGAGAAGCGCGCAGCAGCCCCTCAGTATTAAATTTAGGCTCATAAATTCTGCGCTCTGCTGGGCTAAGTAATTTACGTGTTATCGTTTGCTCAATGCGCTGCAATTTCGGCACTATTGTGAACGCCTGAAAACTGAGTACAGTATTTTCATAACTGGATGCCCAACTGGATGATTTACTGGTATGCCCGATTAGTTGAGGCGGTACTGAAAAACAGCGGCAAATTTCTTCAATACCAAATTGGCGCGACTCAAGCAGTTGCGCATCAATTGGACTTAAGGATGGAGCCCTGTTCACAATATCAAAACCTGCTTCCATTATCGGAGTCCTCCCCGCTTCACTTGCAGCCGAAAACTCTTGCAGCCATTTGCGGGTTTTTTTACGCTGTTCTTCAGTCAATACCGGCGCCCCACCTTGTCCCGTACCCCTATATACGATCACATCACGGCCTTTAAAGCGGTTTTTGTAATCGTGTGCTGTAGTATCGTTAGCATGGATTTGCAGCCCCAGTGTTTCTACGCCATAAGTAAGCGGCGAAAGCCCTGTTATGCCGTCCAGCGTAAAATCTTTCAGGTGAAAAATATTTCTGTCCGGCAACTTGCGCGTTCCATCTCCTTCATCGTATTCATACACCACCTCACCCCCTTGCAGGCGGGTTATTTTCATTCTGGTGGCGTCAAGGACTTCCAGCGATATAATCCGCTCCCCTTTACGTTTAATTTCCGCAAACGCATTGCCTTGCAGGTCTATTGAGGTCATCAACGCCTGCCAGAAATCACTGGGATTCATATCGGCATTGGGTGCATAGCGGAAAATGTCATATAAAGGGTGCTCAGTGGCAATCTTTTTATCTGCTGTTCTCAATGCAAATGGCAAGGTAGATACCAGCCCGGAGCGCAAATTAATACATGCCCATACCGCCGAAAGCTTTAACGCTTTTTCGGGCGTCACCAGAACACCACTGACAGATGACGCGCTGTCATTCAGCGAAATACTCTCGCCTTTGCCTAGCCTTAACTGAGACCTGAAAGCATTTACAATACGGCGGAAAAAGCCTACATCCTGCAAATTAGCCATTTATCTAACCTATTATGAAATTATCCAAAAAAGAATCGATTCCGCCGCTGTATCGCGATGCCGGATTAGTCGCCATTACCGCCACCGCATCAAATAGCGCCATCAGGCTGTCAATCTTGGCAAAGCCAGCATACTGTTTAGTTACCTGAATACCGTTACCTGATTGAATAACACGTGCATTCCCGACATTCCAATTCATCAGAGGCTGATTGGCGTGCCACATCTCTTTACTGGCCAGAGCCCGCTCTGTGGCCTTGATAGTGCCAGTCATTTTGAAACCCTGCGATATCGCTTTAAACAAGCCATCCGGATGGAAAGCATAGCCATTGTCAATAAATTTATTATGAATGGTTTGTAATACCGGCTCCATGCCATAGCGGTCTACCGCTATAGAGTGCAGCAAACCAGTCTGACCAACCTTTAAACATATTTCGGCCACTTCTTTCAGATCATCACCCACGTTCTGGCAAAAGGTCATATCCCCGTCTTTAACAAAGCCTTCCAGTTGTGGCAGGATATCCTTGCGATTGTTCAGCACCGGCGGGTTAGCCCACGCATAGCACCAAGTTAACCACCGTTGAGTGCCTTTTTCCCTGCCAACCACGGCCAAACCAAATAAATCATCATTACCACCACCATCAAGCCCTATCACTACCACCTCGCTGCGGCTCAGCAATGTATCCAGCGTCAACGTATCGTCCGACTGTGCCAGCCAGTAATCCGCACCGCTCCAACGGTCTGAGCGTAAATTTAGCCCAACCTCCTTGTTTAAATGCTTAGCCTCAAACTCAATTAGCGTCTGCTCGCCTTTTAGCTCGGCCTGCCGGTACTCACTAATCAAAAAAGCCTCGTCTACCGAGTAGCCAAGGCTTGGATTGGTTATATAGAAGTTGTCAGGCTTTTTGTATGCTCCCGATTTAATGAGCGAAGCCGGAAACTCATACAAAACCGGTAAATAGGTTTTATCAACCAGTTCTTTGCCATCTGCCGTACTACCATCTCTTACTGATCGGGCGTATTCCAGTTCTGTTTTAAACACACCTGCGGGTGGTTCTTTGGATTGCGTTGATAAAATAATCAAAAAACCATCAGGCTTTGACATTAGCCCGCCAGTAGCCTCTTTAATGACTGATTCCGCATTGGCCATCGCACCGAATAAATGCATTTCATCAATCAGAACAAAGGCAGCTTTCAACCCGCCTGCTGTTTTATCGTCCGCTGCCACGACTTTTAAAGTGGACTTAGTAGCTAAATGCGTTATTGTCCTTGTATGCTTGGATATGTTGTATTTATCCTTCATTTGAGGGTCAAACTCAATCATACCAGCAGCGGGTTTAAACGAATTATCAGCCACCTCTTTCGTTGGAGCCAGAATAATAGCCTCAGCTAAATTACGCTCATTCAGTTCAAGCGCAGTTATCATAATTCCTGCGGCAATGGTTGATTTAGCGTTCTTCTTGCTAATCAATAAAAAGAACTTTTTAATTAATCTCCGCTGCGCATACGGGTCAAGGGCGCCAAAAATAGAACCGACAAAATCAAGCACCCAAGGCGGCATAACCTCGCGCATTCTTGGCAACCCAGTCATATCAGGAACTATTAAATCACCAAATACTTCAATAGCAATCTCTGCCACTTCGGGAAACAGCGGAGTACATGGAATTAGTGACCTCCGGTTAACAATCCGCTCTTCCCAGTCAGGGCAGGCTGTTACCCAATCAGCCATTTATTTCACCTTTTTCAAACCTCTTTGCTCTAAACGTGCCGATAATCCGCCCGCGCGTGATTTCTCAATCGCAAAATCCATTGCCGCTTCTTTCTTGCCGGTCTCACCAATACGCCCATGCTTATAAGGCATCAATGCTTTAGCGGCATCAACCCTTAACTTTGGCGGTAAATCTTCATCATTCATTACCTTTAACAAAAACTGTAAAGGATCATCACTGGGTGGTGATACAGACTTAACAGGATTAACAGAATTAACATCCGTATTAACATCATTGTTAACAATTTTGTTAATATTTTTGTTAAGTCCATTTTGCTGCTTTTTCAGCTCCTCAATGCGCGCTAAAACGGCCTGATTTTTCATTAACCGACATGCAGCAGCGGCTGCCCCATTCCTGCTGTAGCCCGCATTAATACAGGCTTCCGTCTGATTCAGCCCCGCCGCGACACTAAGCGCGAACAATTCCTGTTTATCATTAAGCGACATAGCAATTTGCCTATTTTTTGAGCAGATTTTGTTAATTAACAGGTGTTTTCAGGCCATTTTTTTTATAAATGAGAGGGCGCGCGGTGTCGGCGTCGATAGTAACCCAACTTTACTACCACCCCTGCCTATTTTTTAAGCAGTCTAAAAATAAAAATAATTGCCTATTTTTTAAGCAATATAGAAATAATAATAAATAGTTACTCAGGGTTACTTATTTCACATAAGAATATAAACCAAATCGATAATATAACGTGACTATCTTTATACGTAATAATCTAACCGGCTACATTCATCACTAAATATATTTACCATCCACGCTTGTATCGCTGCCGCAGTTCCTTAGTGGTTTTATGCTTATGACAATCCGCGCATAGCACTTGCAAATTACTATCATCATTACTGCCACCTAACTCCAGCGGAATAATGTGGTCAACCTGTAAGCTGCCACCAATGCAACCGCAGGATCGGCATCGAAAACTATCCCGTGCCAGCACCCGCTTCTTTATCTCCTGCCATTGATAGCCTCGTATGCGTTTTGTAGCCCCCGGTTTATCCCTGAGTACCGTGGCAGATGAACTGTTAAACTCAGGCAGGCTACTTTTAAGCGTTGGTATCTTCATGGGTTAATCCCTAAACACATTCATGTTATCGTCACCTCACAGATGACCCAGCTCCCAATACAATATAATAGACGTACATGCGATGGACTTGTCTTAATCCAATATTGGATTGGTTATCGTCGCAACCATCAATCATATTAGTCGCCATCACCCATTCGCTGTTCATTCATCAGAGAATATATTAGTTCTGCTATAACTGGGGAGTAAAGCATACGAGCTAAAGAGTGCTCTAAGCACTCTCTGTTTTTTGCGGAAGTGGTAAAGTTTGTGCGGGATTTGAGATCACACGGATATGAAATACGAACAGGATAACCTCCAAATTTTGACTCAAATAGTACTAGATTTTGCTGCTCTTTTGTTTTTGCATTTTCTAAACCAATCCAGAAATATTTACAACAACTGGTATCATACGATCCATCCTCCCGCTTCATCCTCGGCAACCGCGCTTTTAATAATCCATCAGTAGCAGCCTCTATATCGCCAGCCAGCCGTGTTATAGTAGCGACAATTTCTTTGCACTCATCCTCTTTAGCTTTTGCTGCAAATCTCTCTACGGATGTCAAACAGACCTGCTGAAAATCTACTCTTGACGTCATATAACAACCCCAATAAAAAGCCCATCGCATGCGTGAGCTTGTCTTAATCCAATATTGGATTGGTTACCGTCGCAACCATCAATCATATCTGTTCCTTACTTGCGTATTAGTTATATTTTGGTTATAATTTAGTTATTAAAAAGTTATAAAAATACCATGAATAAAATAGCTTACCAACCAAAAGCCCTTAAACAATTGCGGAAAATTCCTGATAAAAAACTTATCTATCGGAAAATTGAAGAGTTAACTAATATGCCAGAATGCGCAAACGTTAAAAAACTATCCAATCACCAATACGGATATCGTTTGCGGGTTGGTAACTACCGAGTACTGTTTAACTTTGATGGCATCATCCATATTATTTCAATTGAAGAGGTTAAAAAACGTGATGAACGCACATATTAATACTAACTATCAAATCATCAACGACAAACAAGGCATGCCTCAGTTTGTTGTTGTTCCCTATGAAGATTTTAGACAACTAACCAATCAACCTGTTATTAACCTTAAAAATGCCATTCCAAGCGAAGTGGTAGGCATGGTAATTGAACAAGATTACACACCAGCTCGAGCATGGCGCGAATATCTGGAATTAACACAATCAGAATGCGCTGAAAAGCTTGGCATGTCACAACCCGCCTATCTAAAGCTGGAAGCTTCAGAAAAGCCCACTAAAGCAACTCGCACCAAACTTGCCACTGCTTTAGGTATTAATGAAGAACAATTAGATTGCTAAAATATAAAAGCCAGCAGTTAAGCTGGCTTATTAATTATTACTGGCGTTAATATGTAATCTTAAGCTCTTCACCCATCGCAGCTAAAAGATAAGCCATAGTTCCAATCGTTAGATTGGCCTTACCGCCCATGATGTGGGTAATGTACGATATGTGTTTACCTGTAGCTTTAGCTAACTGCGCCTTTGTCATCCCTTTTGCTAATAACAGGTTAGCCAGCAGCAGGGCAAATTCGACCTTTTGCCCCTCTGCTACATATTCGTAATCAATTTGCTTTATTTGCTTTTTCATAGTTTTCTATCTTAACAATTGATATTTCATTAATATGCAAATCCTTTAACACCTTGTCGGTTAGAACTTAAAAACCAGATAGTCTTCATATACATATCCTGTATTGACCGGTGCGTTAATTGAAACAAAATCATAACCCTTAAACCGCTCATTTTTTTGTTCAGTCATATAATCTAAATATTCTATAATTTCGCTGTGCTTATTCGAAAATAGAATAAATGGCGGCCTAACAAAATCCATCATTTTTATAAAGCTTATAAACCTAAATTCCTTAGCCCTGCGGTATGCTTTTTGCTCCGAAAATAAATAAGGCGGGTCAAGAACAAGGAGCGTATTTTTATTATTTACATGTTCCGGAAGTAGCACATCAAACGATTTAGAAACAACCTCAATACCATCTAAATAATTAGGAGCCAGCGAATAATCATTTTTTCGCACCCTATTGTAAAGTGCAGCTTCTTTATAGAGTTGATTCAAATTTTCTAAAGTATTACCAGAAAATAAAAGCCAAGTCTGTAAAGAATTAAGGTCTATATAACCATCAAAGTTTTTAATTAATTCAATAATTAAATTGTGTGTTTTTTTATCTACTTTGCCGGTTTTAGGCGCATCTTTTAAAAGGTCTGATAATAGCCGCCTTAGTCTATTGATATCGTCAATATTAGCTAGCCTTTCCGCGTAATTCTCAAAGTCATTGTATATAACCCTTGCGTGTGGCTTTACGTGCTTTGCAGTGTGAGCCAAAAGCCCGCTACCCCCAAATACGTCGACTATTGTCCAGTTTTCCCCTTGTCCCTCAATATTTTCATTCAGTACCCTTGTGAAGTGCTTTAAAAAATTTCTTTTTTGCCCAATAAAAGGCAATGGTGCCTGTTTAAATTGCGTTACCTGCGCTTTACTACTTACTACCATAAACTACTAACTACCTTTAAATACAACAAAAAAACCAGCCGTATGGGCTGGTAATATATTAAATTGCGCAGTGCAAAAATAAAGCCCACCTAAAACGATGGGCTTTAATACTAAATTAGGTGCTAATCATCACATGCTACCGGCGCGCCGATATATACCGACGTGGTAACATGCAAACACAGCATTATTAATGTAATGCCGATAATTAGAATTCCTGCTTTAGATTATTTCCTAAATATACTATTAACATCAGGAATATGCAATAACTATTTATTAAAATATTTATCAAAATATTCATGCTTTTGCATATATAACCAAAAATCATTTAAAGCTTCTTCTACTTTGTTAGCCCAATTTCCGCTTGCATGGCGCCGGCGCTGATTTTTACGGCGTGCCGATGCTGATGCCTTTTTATAATATCGACTTATATATCCATATTCTATCTGGATTACATTAAGCGACTCCCTGTTTTCTTCAGCCAGTATATGCAAGATGTCATCAACCATAACAAACACTTCGGGTTTGTAACTTACCCAGTCTGTTGTTACAGCATCCAATTTAACCACTGAATCAGCTTTATAACGCCATTCAGCACTTAAACAATGCCCTTGTTGTCGCCTGTCACGATTGCGCAGCCCATAAATCTTTAGCAAGTTCTCGGCAACGTCCATTTCCACTTTACTAATCATCACTAATACCTATTAAACTTTCTATATTCATTAAATTTAACATCATTTTCAGCTCCCCATGCTGTTATATACTCAATCAGACTAGCCATGCGCTTAACCCCCATCTGCGCAGTTGATTCCCTCAGATTTATAATCTCTCCCTCAAGTCCTATTGCCATTTCCGCCTGCCCTCCTGTGGCGATTCGATGACCACTTACAAAAATCATCTTCCACTGCTCAATACTCAGTTTTTTGCCGTTGAAAGTCTTCTGTTTAACAATATCTCCCAACATGGCATGCAGCTTTGCATTTTGCGCATCTGATCGGGTAATACTTCGCATTTGAATAAAAATTTCATCGTGAGTATTCAGTAATTCACCAGAAAACTCCCACGCCAGCCTCATTACATCCCGTTTATTTTTTTTGTTAATTCTGCGTTTGAATTTTTCAGTCATAGCAATGCCCGCCTTTTTTCTTTGTATAGCCTTTCTATCTGGCGTAAATCGTCTTTTGTATAGTGGCGTGGCGCGTTATCAGATTCCAGTGCTTCCACGGTCTTCAATCCCATACGTTTAATTAACCCGCTGCGATAGTTGACATGGTTGCCACTTAAATAATTATTGCAACGCTTACATTGACCATGGCAATTATCTTCATTAAAGCGCAGGTTAGGAGCTGAGCCAACCGAACGATAATGCCCTGCATCATAGCCATTAGGCATATCAGGCAAGGGATTGCCGCAGCTAATGCACGGCTGGTGTTTGTCTCTCAATCTGATAAAGGCATTAAACACCGCTTGCGCCCGCTTCGTAAGCTGCGGTTTGGTTTCTAACGCGTGCTTACGGGCTTTTATAACCGCCCTTTCCTGCCGTTTTGCAGCCGCCTGTGCTTTTTTGTTGGCAATCTCTCGTTTTTGCTTATTCAAGGATATAGCGCAAGCTGAGCTGCAAACAATCTGTAATGGACGCCGCTTTTCAAACTCTGCGCCACACCAGCGGCATTTACGCTTGGGTGGTTTTCGGCAAGAATTCATTTACTACCCTTTTTATTTTCGTAATCGCTTACCAGCTTTGTATAGGTATCAAAATCTGTTTCAATAACTTTGTAGTACTTTGTTTTGCCATCTTTATGCTGGTATCTAAAACAGCTTTTTTTGATAAAAATCCACCCCGCTAATCGGGTAATTTTAGCGAATGCATATGCAAGGCCGATAAAGACAAAAGCCAACACCCCAAATCCAGCAAGTAAATACATAACAATGTCCATTATTTAACCCATTTATCATATGTTAATGCTTTGACCACCCACATCTGTGCTGTAATAACACTACCTATGGCTGTATTAACGATGAACTCCAGATCAGTACTACCTTTTGGCAAGCCATGTAGCGTGTCTATTACACCAGCTAATGCTTGCTTAACCTGTGTGACTTCGTGGCTTCCTGATACGTTAAAATCAACACCAACTAAAGCTTGGCCTATTGTTTTCTGATCATTTTTGTTCATCGCCCCTCCACCTCTTTTTTAACCGATTTCAAGCCTTTTATTGCTTGCTGCATATAAAATGCCTGATCAGCGATATTAATCAGCTCATTAGCAAGGGATTGATCTAATCGCCCATCTTTTACCAGCGTTCTGCAAAGGACGCATGTGCTTTGTAAGTAACACAAGCAATTAGATACCATAAGCATTGCATGTGTATTTTTACCCTGATTAAAGGCGTCCTGAATGGCTTCTATGCTGTAAGGCACTTTAATTTCTATTGTCATTTACTACTCCATTGTGTTTATTTGTTAAATTTTGCTTCAATAACTTTTTTAATCAATTCATCGGTAACGTATTCACCCTTGTGATTTTTTTCTTTCTGCATCCAGTAGCGGCACGCTATACAGGTATTTTTATTCACGATACGACCCCCAGTTAAACCCAAGAATTAGGCCGCCACCCTCCTTTAATCTCTCCATAATAGGCAGCCCTAAAGCTTTTTTTAGGTCTTCAATCGTCCTGTTGCTTATAGCAATAGTTGGATTCATATTGCGATAGCGAGCATCTATAATGTCGAACAAAATTCGTTTTTCCGCTTCAGTTAAGTATTGAATGTCCAGTACTTCATCAATGATTAACAAATTACAGCTAGCATGAGCTTCAATTAATTCAGTTTCAGAATATTTAGAACTAAAGCTTTTAGATTCTCTAATCAGGCGAATCAGTTCGGATGCTGTTGTATATCTTGCCGTGCCGTGGCAGTTTTGGATTACATGTTTAGCCAGCATAATAGCCAAGTACGTTTTGCCAGTTCCGGGATTGCCTACAAATATCAAACACCGGCCAGAATGCCCATCAGGTTGGCTAAACTCTTTTGCAAATGCTTTTACGTCATTGGCTGTAGCTTGCTGCTCTGGATTGGTGATAACATAATCTGAGAATTTTTTATTTATATATCGCTTGGGTATACCTGAATCACCAAGTAATTTATTAATCAACTGGCTTTTTTTGATTGCCTCAGCCTGTTCTAGCTTTTTCTTTTCGTATTCAATTCTTTGCTGTTCGCGTTCGCGTTCGCACTCTGGGCATTTGGTAACGCGGCCAGATTGGTATTTAGTCTGCTGGTATTCGCCATGTGTGCCGCATGTGGTCGTGTATTGTTCAATAACCACAAGCTGCGGGAGATTGGCAAGCATGTGGCCTACTGATGTCAATCCGCTTACCATGACAATCTTCCCCCCTCAGTGTGAACAGGCACATCTTTAACACTTGGCTTGTGTGGCTGAGGCTGTTTAGGGTCTTCCTCCAACCATTTAGCTTTAAACCCACACCAGCTGTTTACTGCGCACAGGTTAATTACTTCCTCAAGCTTTAAGCCGGCTTTGGTCGCCTCCCGCTCAAGTCCGCCTAGGGCTGACATGGTGAGCGGAGCATTTTTCGCTTTCCGCACGATCATAAAATCCTTGGCAATCTGTTTATCAATTCCCTTGTTTGTAAGCAAGGTTAGCCCCTCCTCCCATACCCCCTGTTTTTTTGCACCGGTGGTTTGTTTTTTTGCGCCGGTGGTTTGTTTTTTTGCACCGGTGGTTTGTTTTTTTGCGCCGGTGGTTTGTTCTTTTTCGTCGGCAGGTGGGGGGGTATATATATTTTTTATATTATTATTATTAACTATAAGTTCTTTGTTAGTAGTATTAGTATTTATTAATACGTCCGGATTTTCCCCGTCGGGGATTTTCCCCGTTTGGGATTTTCCCCGTTTGGGATTTTCCCCGTTTGGGATTTTCCCGATTGGGCTTTCATCATCAGATGCCTCTTGTACTGGGCAATCATCATCTTGTACAATTTGTGGCGAATCATAAACAAAATAATCAACCTCGCCAGTTGCTTTTCGTTTCATGATTACATAGCCTTTATCTTTTAGCTCTTTGATCATTGTGTATAGCGCATCTGCTTTAGAATGTTTGCGGCATCCCTTAGTTTCATTCTCAAGCGCTTTGATAATTACCGACCAGTTATCTGGCTTTGATAATAAAGTACATAGCAAGCCCCTAGCATCAAATGACAGCCCGCCTGCTTCAAAAATTTTATTATCAATTACAGTAAATTTATTTACGCGCCTTGCTCTAATTACTGCCATAAATAGCCCCTATCTATAATTGCTCACTGAGGCTAATCACAACCTCTGCTGCTGGTGTATTTTGATTATTTAAAATCTGGTTTGTTTTCGTTTCCATCGTAAACATCATTGTTCTGGCGTTTATTATTCATAAGTAATCTGTTTTATTTTTTTGACCTTAACTGTTTCATGTAAGCTTTTAATCGCCATACCAATATCAAAACTGACTTTTTTCCCACGTCTACCTTGTAGGACGGCATTAACCCATGGTTGGGAAACACCAAGCTTTTTTGCCATTTCTTTTTGTGTTAGTCCGCTGGCGTAGATTTCTTTAAGAAGTTTTTGCCAATCCATAATAAACTCCAAGTACTATTGAACTCATTTAATCACAAACGTAATCATTAATCAAGCATAATTATTACATTTGTTATTAAAAATAATATATATGAAATTAGTGCACACAGTTGTAATCTTTATTACATTTGTGATAAATTTATTTTTTTTAATTAGTTGGAAAGTGACGTATGACTACATTCGGTGAGCGCCTAGCTAGGCTTCGTGAGGGTAAACAACTGTCACAGGCTAAACTAGGAAAACTTGCGGGTATCAAACAGAGCACAATAGCCCAGATAGAAAGGGGCAGAAATCAAAGCACAAGAAGAATTATAGAACTTGCGGAAGTACTTGATACCACACCTAACTACCTGTTAAATGGTGTAATGGATTTAAGTATAGTGCCGAGCTCATCAGAAATCGGTAGCTATTCTGAAAAAGACATGGATAATAATGACCAAGGGGCGTATGTGAAAATTCCATATTACGATATAAGTTTATCTGCGGGCATCGGTAATGCAACTTGGATAGTTCGCGATAATCCAGAAAAATTACTCTTTAGAAAAAGTTGGCTCCAAAGACGCGGGCTTCATGAAATCAACCTCAAAGCTATGTATGTCCGAGGGGAATCAATGGAGCCTCTTTTATATAATATGGATACTATCTTACTTGATATCAGTGATACAGATATTGTTGACGGTTCTGTATACGCGATAATTTTTAAAGGTAGGCTATATATAAAAGCGTTACGTAATACCGAAGATGGTATAGATATTATTAGCCTCCATCCAGATTATGAATGTATGCGCGTAACTCAAGAAACATATAGCCAATTTCAAGTCTTAGGCAAAATGGTTTGGCGTGGTGGTTAAAAATCAACTTATATATACCGCTAGATATAGCGGTTTTTTTTACACTTATTAATTACAAATGTAATTTTAATAAACTTTAGAATCAAATGATTATTATATTTATGCTTAAAAAATTACAAAAGTTATTGCTCAATTTTAATTACAATTGTAATATAGCTTCATTGAAGCCAAACAACTTCACCGCATCGGCTCAGGGCAGCGGTATATAAAAGCCCGAGGCAAGTTAGGGAGCTTGCTGGCAAGCCGTTAAGCCCTCGCGGGCGGCCGGAACAAATACCAGTAGGCGGGTCGTACCTGCTTACAGACAGATAAGTCTAAAAATCCAAAGAACTTTATGAAAGGAGAACGATTTCAAATACCTACTTTGATAATTTATATCTGTATATACTAATACATAGATATCTTAATACTCTAAAGACAAAGCCAGCTTCAATAAGCTGGCTTTAGTTCATCTCTTGCAAACAATTAAATTGAAAGGAATTAATCATGATTGAAGTTAAGAAGTCCGAGAAAGCCAAAGAAATTAAATACCCTGTAGCTCGAAAATCAAAATTCAACGGTGAAGTTGTTGTTTTTTCTGGTGAGAACAGTGGCATAGTTGTTAAAGTTGGTCACCCCCTCCGTAACACTGTGGGAACTGTATCAGAGAATTGGACTTCACTCACAAATGAAAGTACATGGGAACCGGTAGACGTACACATCTCCGGATAACTTATCAATTTAAATGCATTCAATGAGTGCATTTGCGTGGATGAGTAGACAATGCCAGCTATTAGCTGGCTCTTTTTATTGGAGTTGAATAATGAGCACAGCTATACAACAGTTCAGGCGTGACGCACCTCGCCTGATTGCTGAAAGCTTGGCTAAAAAGCAGGCCGAGCATGAAAAATTTATCAGTTACACACCAAAAAAACAGGCTCGACTTAAATTACGGGAATTTTACAAAGAATTCCAAGCCTTAAGCGTTATAAACAAAGATTTTAGCTTTGACCCTATTGACTCTAAAACCTTAGATAAATTTGCCGACTTTTTAACACGCGAGTTGAAAGACATTAAAAACCCGCAGCAATTATCGAACACTAGTATTTTCGATGCGCTTTGGGATTACGGGGATTTTAAACAGGATGAACATGAACAGTTACTCTCGGGCGGGTTGATTGAAGAAGCTAACACTAGATGGGATAGGGATTATCAATTCACTAAAGCGGCCAAGTTTTTGGCTAGGGCGTTATACGCTGATCCTCCTGATTTTTCAAAAGTTAATGCTAAAGCTGCGGAACGTGAAAAGAAAAAGGAAGAAGCCAAAAAAGCAAAAATAATGAGCCAGCGGGCAGCTAGAACATACTTAAATGTCCCCTACACTGAAAGATGGACAGCAAAACAGCATGGAGCCAGATGGGATAAAGATGTAAAAAAATGGTATTTACCCGAGGGCGTAGAAATGCATGAGGATTTAAAACAGTATGCCTGTGATGAATGATTGGGTTTTGATTTAGTGATGCCAGCCTAGTGCTGGCTTTTTATTGGAGGTAGGAGATGAATGAAGTAAATTGGCATAAATACCCTGATGAAGAACCTCCCGCCGAGGGGGATAATGGAATTATTACAATTACAAAGAAATCTAATGGCTCAGTATCTGTTCACGCCCTAAGTTATGATGATGATATGAAGCAATTTTATTGGAACGGCTGTGATGGAGTTGGTTGGTTGCCTGCTTATATTTCAGATGAAAATATAACGCACTGGATTAATATCAATGAGCTGCCATTACCGCAACAAGGAGATAAAAAATGAGCAATGAAAACGACACCAATCCGAAACCCGTTGGATTCTGGGATGAAATGGCACAAATAGTTAGCGAATTTAATTTAAATCAATCTCCTACACAAACCAAACCACAACCAGAAAAAAGGCTGGCTAATAACGAACTAGTAGACATCGCTTATGAAGCCATTTACCAGCTATACCATACAAAATATGATATTTACCTAAAGAAGATGGCAAATGAGCTGGTTAAGGCTATTGTTTCAGGTGGCCATTACGAACAGCAGACAGTAGGCCAGATATTAAGCCATCTGCCACCAGCAGCTAAAAAAATGGTTACGGAATATGTTCAAAGCAACGCAAATTGAAAGCAGTACAAATTACAACTTGATGGCAAAGATGGGATTACACTTTGTAAATTTGAAATCCCTATGCCTAAATAGCCATAGCCCACCAACCAGCGGACTTTAGTTTTTGAGCTTGATAACAAATGGAGGTAATACACATGGATAACAGGGAACAAACGGCGCAACACTTAAAATTTTCGATTGCCTATTCATTTTGGTATGAAAATTTTATGTATAAATTTTTCGATCGACTAGATAAGTTGACTGCGCTTATTTTGATGCTGGTGGCTATTTGCACGGTAGCTGGATTGTGTAGCGCAATAATATCCGGCCTCATAATTACTGTCGTCGTGTTTTTTCAATTAACCACTAAAGCTGGCGTCAAATCTCAAGCAGCTAAAACACTTTCTCGTGAGTATGAAGCGTTATATTCGCATTTTGATGATTATGATATTGAGGAGGTTAAGGCCAAGTTTTTAGAGTTTGAGAAAAAGGATAATGATGAAGTAGACGCCTTAGCTCACCCTGCCCGCTTGGCAGCCTTGGCAATGCTAGGCATGACGTCTGCTAATGGTTATGCAGAGGAAAGGAACCTAAGTCCAACGGAACGACTAGCCCTTTTATTTATAGGGAAAAGACTGGAATACAAACATTAAGAAAAAAGAAAATAAACTCAGTGAAGCTCCAACCTCACTGAGTTTACACGGGATAGCAAGAAAAATTACTTGTATTTTCACTATAACAACAGTAAGTAATTGTACTATAATTATATATTATTGTCTATTCTATCTCGTTTAAAAGCTAATAACTTTAGAAAATGAAGCCAGCTAACTTCTGGTGTCTTTATTGGAGGTGAAGATGAGTAAAGTAAATTGGCATAAATATCCAGATGAAGAACCGTCGCAGACTGGAAATAATGGCATTATTACACTTACAAATGTGGCCAAGAAGCGTGTGCTTGTCAATACTGATAAAAATGAAGATTTTAAAAAGAAAATACTTGATAAGCTTGCTAATGGCGATAAACTCCACCCCCATGAACTTATAGAACTAGTCAATAAATTTGAAGTGGATGCTGTCACTAAAATTGTTGATGAGGATAATCAACCTATAAACCACATTCAAAGCATTATCAAACTTGGGGATAAATTTTTTTCCATAAACAATGTGTATCATTTTAACAACAAAAAATATTATTTTTGCTCTCAACCTTATAAGGTAATTAATACGGGGGCTACAGGATGTAGGGCAGCTTGGAAAGCAGTATAAACTTAAATATTTTATGTGTTTGATATAACGCCGCTGGATAGCGGCTTTATTTATGATGGAGATAATACAAATGGATATTAGCTATAAACGTGATGGCGATAAGGTTTTATTAACAGCATCGCAAACGATGCTACGTCGACAGCCAAATACAAAATCATTATATAAACTGGGGCGCATCAAAAAGGAAATTATTGTTATTCATAGTCAGTTATTCCCGGATTTTGAATCCGCAATATTACATGGCAACCAACTATTTACAAGAGGTATATAAAATTGGAAACTAAAAAGCCAGAGTTTGCACAAACCGTATGGAAAACATTAAGTAATATTAATCTTGAGTCAAAAGTTTTACACAAGAAGAACTCCCAGCCCTATTTGCCGTGGGCTGTAGCGTGGCAAATGCTTATGGAGTATTATCCATCATCTAGTTATGAGTTTGGCAAAGTTCACTATTATGGCAATAAAACCTGTGAAGTAAGCATTACTGTGACTTGTAAGCAGGGGTCAGATGAACTTACAAGAAGCATGAGCCGACCAGTTCACGATGAGGCCTATAACTCAATTGTTAACCCTACTTCGACGCAAATTAACATGGCAAAGATGCGCTGTCTTGAAAAATGTATAGCCATGTTTGGATTGGGCATCAGATTACATGTTGCTGGTGAATCTTTTATCTCAAATATCGCAGAAGATAAGGCACCATTACATCAGAAATTTGCATCTGAACTATCAATGCTTAATAGCAAGGAAGATGTTATGTCATGGTATGCCAATAAACAGGCAGAATTTAAGGATGATAAAGAAATTCTGAAAATTGTAATTGATGCACGTCACAACAGATTATCGCAGTTTAGTAAGGTGGATTGATGCTGCAACGTTCTGATGAATGGTTTACAGCCCGATTAGGAAAAGTAACTGCCAGCCGTATCAGTGAAGTACTTACAATAAGCAAACGTAATACCGCCCACAAGCGTACAAAATACATGCGTGAATTATTGTGCGAACGTTTAACCGGCGTTAATGCTGATAGATATGTCACACGCGCCATGCAGCGCGGCATTGATTTAGAATCTACAGCACGCATTGAATACGAACTTAGAAGCGGTAATATTGTTCTTGAAACAGGCTTTTTTACTCATCCATCAATCAAAATGGCCGGAGCTTCACCTGATGGACTTGTGGGTAATGATGGATTGCTTGAAATTAAATGCCCAACCTCATTTACACATCTGATTTTTTTGCAAACAGGAACACCTGATGAGAAATATATTTTACAGATGCAATGGCAAATGGCATGCACAGGCAGACAATGGTGCGACTTCGTTAGTTATGACGATAATTTTCCAGACAATCTTGCCTATAGGAGAACAAGGATCAGTAGAGATGATACACAAATAGCAATAGTTGAGCGGGAAGTTTTACTATTTTTAGATGAACTATCCAAAATGGAACTCGATTTAAATGCCGCAAATTTTGCGGCTTAATTTTTGCGCAGGAAATATAAAAATGTGGTTTAAGCAAGCTAGTATATGGCGTTTACCAGACGTTTCAAAATTAACTGATATAAAGTTATTAAATCAATATCTTAGTAAGGTTCGATTTACACCTGTTACCGATATGGCATGGGATAGCATTGGTTTTATTCCCTTTACCAGTACTTCAGCGCCCAATGATACATATGCTTTAAAAATACAGGATACGATACGGATTAACCTTAAAAAGGAAGAAAAGGTATTAACTAGCTCAATGATACGCGGCGTTTTAGATGAGAGAGTAGCACTCATTGAGCAACAGGAAAGCCGCAAGGTCGGCAGGAAAGAAAAGGCCGAAATCAAAGAGGCCATTATAGATGAGTTACTGCCGCGAGCCCTTACCAAAATCAGCACTATTGAAGCTATTATTGATTTAAAAAATAGCCTATTAATCGTAAATTCTGCTGTGCCAACAACTGCGGAATTAATGCTCACTCATTTGCGCCAAGCCTTGTGTGTTCTTAAGGCCACACCCCCAAACACACAAGTAGGCCTAAGCAAGTTGATGACTGAATGGCTGCTTGATGGTAAAGCACCAGATTATTTTGAGTTGGACGCTGATTGCGAACTGAAAGGCTTAGGCGATTCAGCCCCCACTATCCGCGCTTCTAATCAGATTCTAACAGATGATGGGATTATCAACCATGCGCGTGATGGCAAGGTAGTAACGCAACTTGGGCTATGCTGGCATAATCGTGTTCGATTTATTTTTACTCAAAACTTCACCCTTAAACGAATTCAGTTTTTAGATGTCATTCAGGAAGAAATTGCTCAGGAAGCAAATGATTATGAGCACGCCAGAAATGCATCTCAATTATTGATGGCCGACACATTATCAAATGTAATTCATGAACTGGCCGACTTAGCTGGTGGCTGGCTTAGTTGTGAAGAAAACTAATACTCATTAATGAGGGTGGCACCATGAAAAAAATTAAAGGGGAGGCAAGGCGGGATTTGATGTTATTGCCGTATTTATCGAACTGTTCGTAATCTGCCTTGTTAAATATGCTGCCATTGCAATAATCCCTCTCACCCGTCTACTCAACAAATACCAGCAACAGCTTTAATAAAACAGACAGGTTAAATTATGAATGTAATTGTTTGCGGTGGCCGTGACGTTTCTGATGATAGTTTTCGCCGCATTGTGGCCAATGCATTACTGTTTATACATTTAGGCACACCTATTGATACCTTAATTGATTCCGGAACATCTCACGGTGCGGTTTATTTAGCCCGGGAATGGGCAAAAGTGCACAACATCCAAACCCAAAGCTTTAAAGCCTTATTTAACCGATACAAGGGCTATTGTGGGCATATACGTAATAAAAAGATGATTGATTACGCCCTGCACCACAATGCTCCCAAATGTGGCCAAAATCAGGTCACGTTGGTAGTCTTCAAAGACAAGTATAGCCGTGGTACTAAGGACATCATTAAACAGGCTAAACAAGCAAATATTTTTGTTTGGATAGTTGATTTAGAAAATGAGGCCAGCTAAATGCTGGCTTTTTTATTAGAGTAAAACAATGAAAAAAGAAGTTTTTATTCATGGGAAGTATTTACTAGCATTATCTTTGTTAAGTGCCACAGACAATCTTGGATTTTATACAAATGCTGTAAATCTGCGCTTCAAAACAAACAGTGTAATTATTGAAGCAACCGACAATACAACTTGTGGTGCATTAAAAATTGATTTACCAAATCAAATTGGGGGAACAAATCAATTTCAGCCAAACGAGTGCTGCCTAATTCCTATTGAATGCTTGGCGCACATTAGCCCCCAAGAACGTTATATGATTACACAGGAAGATGGCATAATTTCTATTAAATGTGATGGGTTTTGCGTGTCAAAACCTGAAATACAGGCTAATTATCCAAATATATCTGAATGGTTTAAAAAACAAACAGCTAATAAGATTGAGCCGTCTAATTTTGACCCTGATTTATTAAATAGATTCTATAAAGTAGGCAAAATACTTGACGCTAAAAATATGCCTATTTTAATTCAAAGAGGGACAGCACCTGCAACAGTGCTTTTTCATCAACCGCATAATTTTATTGGGGGTGTGGCTAGCCTTGTGGTGTTAGACAAACCAACCATCCCTGAATGGGTACTTAATTAGACAAATATAGCCAGCAACTGCTGGCGTTTTTATTGGAGGTTGACAATGAAGCGTATACCGGTACAAAGTTGTTTGAGTCGTGATAAATATGGCCGAGAAGTATGTAACGTCGTTTTATGTAATGATGGGTCTGTATTTATGCAGTTGCTGCGTGGTAAGTATGAGAGTGTTGGAATTAATTTAGATACTCCCATGCAGCGTTATGACTTTGATGATAGGGATAGATGGTGCCATATAAATCCTAAGGAAATTACAGCCGCAGGTAAGCAAATTCATACCATTTATACCCACTTTGATGAGAATGGGTATTTGTACCAGATACAGTGTGTTTGTACTGATGGGTCTCGTGGTTTTGTAGTCCCTGCCGAAGATTATGTATAG